TAATTCATTTCTGTCTTTGATTAGTTCTAATGCTATCGCATTTTCTTTAGTCATCACTCTTCTCCTTTTATTTTAAGCATTTGTTCTACCTTTTCAGATAGTTCTATGCCTATTGTTGTTAATAATAAATGTTGTGCTGATAATGTATCGGGTGCAGTATCGTGTATATAACTTACACAAAGTTGTGCTAGTCCTCTGCTCGTATTGAAAGCATCAAACCCTTTAGCATCAGCTTTCTTTAATACCTTTACTACCTCTTTAACTACCCACTCAATCTGGTGGTCATCACAAAGTTTAGTTTGTTTAAATGGTTTCTTTGATTTTATGTCTATTATTTTAGTCATCACTCTTGCTCCACTATAGACTTTATTTGTTCATCTTCAATTTTGATAGGGTCACCATTGTTTAACTCATCATAATCCCCCTCCCAAACTTTTTCTTCAGCTTCCTCTACAGAGTCAGCTTCTACCATGCACTCCCATTCGGCAGTAGCATAAGTTGTTACAAGATATTTTTTCGTCGTCATAGTTATTACTCCTTATATTTTATAGTTAATATTTTAGCACCAATAGACTTGGTCCTTGTCTTCCTCCACTTCAGTTAAATTAGCAATACATTCATTTTTATATTCACCATTCTCATCTTCATAACCGCAAGAGTTAATTTCAAATTCAGATGAACAATCATTACAACCCATTAATTCATTACGGGTTAAATCTTCGTGTTTTAATTTCGGGAATGTTGCTACCCATTCTCCTTTTTTATTCTGATTAAAAATAACATTATCATCTGCACCACAGTTTATATATTCGTGATAATAGAAATAAAGATTTGTACTTTTACAATCAGGACACTTAACAATGCTCATTTTTCTGCCTCACTTTCTTCAAATTGGCTTATAACTCTAATTTTAGTTTCAATGTGTTTATTTAATTTTTCAAGAGCAAGACCACTACAAGCATTGATTGTATCAGCATTGTTGCTTGTACTTGCTTTAATTAAGAAGTGTCGTATATCCTCCAACTTCTTTATATCATCAACAAAATTTTCCATAATTTACCCCTTTCCTATTTGTTTATGGATAACATAATTCTTCATCGTAATAATTTTGAACTCCGTCTTGGATTTCGTCTATATCATGAAATTGTGGTTTTAAGTCCTCAAATATATCTAAAGCTACTAACCTTGCATCTGGTACGGGTTGCCCGTCAGCATAGCCATAATTTTTAATAGCTTCTTCTATGTCTTTAGATTCTTTCTCGTAATAATATTCTTTAACTTTACCCATGATTTCCCCCTAAAAATCTGCTATCATTATTCTACCCGTATCTTTGCCCGTGTAGTCGTGAATTTTTAAAACTGTTGTATGGTCACACAGTTCATCAAATGTCTTAATGTTGTCATACTGCTCTAAACACTTTTCCAAGCTTTCATATTCTGACCAATCGCAACGGATTGCCACTCTGTCAAAGTCGTAGACCTCGCCCAAGTCTTCTTCTAAAAGTTCTAAATGTTGGAAGAGTTCCCTTGCCCCATTACGGGTAAAGCTTGCGTATTCGTCAGATACTAAAGCATTAATAAACTCGTGTTCGTATACATATTGTTTCATTTTTCAATTCTCCTATAAATGGTTGATATTATTAGTTAATACATATTATGACTACTAACATAACCCTATATTAACACTCTGTCAACGAAAAATATAAAATTATACGGAACACCCATAAACCATTGATTTTGCTGGACAATCCACGTTTTTTTCTTATATTATTTACTTTAGAATGGTTCTAAACAAGGTTTTTTTCTTGCCTAGCTGTACTCACCCCGTTTTTTTCTCTTGACATATGTTTTTCTTTGTGGTAGTCATACAACATCATTTCTCCAAATGGTGGAAACCCCGAAGTCATCTCTGTGTTGACAAGGGGTTTTCTTTTTGGTAGTATAAAGTTGAAAGGAGAAATGATATGTCAAAACTAACACAAGAACAATTAGACGAACAGGCATTAGCAGAGTTAGAAGCTGGTAATGTTGACGAGGCGATTACTACAAGAGGTGGTAACCCTGAAGGTTTTTATAATCAGTTCGGCTTTTGGTCTTCGCAGAAGAAGTTCGATGAGTGGTGTGCCAAGAAGGGCATCACAGATGAAGACCTAATGTATATGGACGAGTAGTTAAAGTTCCTTCCAACGAAAGCCCATAGATTAATTTCTGTGGGCTTTTTTTTGTGCCTTGTTTTTTTCTTAGGTGGTTATATTTACCCCGTTTTTTTCTTTATATCTATTAGGTACTAGAGGTCAATAGATGTACGAAATGCTCTGTCAGGGCTTTTATTTGGGCTTGACAACGGAGGCACATGTGGTATTATAAGGTTGAAAGGAGAAATGATATGGAAGCACGATTAATCGCATCGGCTTGGGCTGACTTCAGTTGGAAAACAATTCAACACATTCAAGACCCAGTCTTAAAACACAAGCTGACAAAATCATGGGAAGACTTCAGTAAGAAACACCCATTGGTTTAAAAATGATCCCCACGAGTGTATGCTTGTGGGGATTTTTTTTGTGCTTTTATTTTTTGGCAGTAGGGATGTGAACCCCGTTTTTTTCTTTGTACTTTACTATGCGGGCTAGTCTATTTACTCACTCACGGGCTTTATATCAAGACAAAAAAAAGTAAATAAGGGGTTGACATAGGTTTTAGTTGTGCTACTCTATAATTGTAATTGTCAACAAAGGAGAAATGATATGAACATAAATAAAATTTATGGAAAAAAAACCATAGATAACCTTGAACAAAAGTACGAAGAACTAAACTTAGTTGATTTAGTTAAAATGAAATTTACTTTACAAGCTCATACACAAGCTATTATTCAACTAATAAAAAAGAAAAAGGGAGGTAAAGTTAAAACGGTTAATTATACTTATGAAAAAAAAAGGAGTGGGGAAATCTATGACAATTAAATTAAACACTATATTCTTTTGGATTGCTATGGCGAATGTCGTGGCGGTCTCTTTCTTTCTTGGTTCAATCCACCCAATACCATTCAATGAAATACCTACGGATACTTTAATCTTTATTATGTGTCTAGTAATATACTTAATATGCTCAATGATTATGTCTTACTATTGGGCGACCGACTCCGAGAACATCTACAAATAAAAAAAAACTTCTCCATAAAAAAACCCCAGGGATTAACCTGGGGTTTTCATTTAGGAAGGAAATATATTTACTTATCTTTTAGGTCGTTACAAATCTTTCTGATGCGACCTTTAATGGCTATATCAGACCAAGCACTCTCGGGTACTTCAATGCCGTGGTTTATTTGGTCTATAAGACCTCTTAGCATTCTTACCGCCGAATCTATCTTCTGTAGCTGAATGCAGTAATTAGCATACCAATATTCTTTCTTCTGAATATCCGTATAACTCTCGTAAGTATTAGGTTTAAATTTAAGTGGTAATTCTAACTGTTCCATCACTTCTCCTTTGTTTATGGTTAATATGAATTACTATTATAGTGTACCCCATACATAATCTTTGTCAACAATTTTTTTTATTTATTTTCCGACTGTACTTCTACCACAATATGACTGAGGGGGCAGGAAAAAACACTACGTGTATGTGTTATATGTTATATGCAAGTGACGAAAATTCAGCAAAAATTAGACTTATACTACATTTTCTTTGTGTAGAATAGGCCCCCTTGTTTTAAAATCTAGGGTACCCATCGCCCCCTTAGAAAATACAGCTATCATAAATTTGCCTCCTTCAAGGCCCGGCCGTATGTCGTAGTGTTTCCCACTAGTCTGACAAAAGAAATCTACATCGGTAAACCCAGCTTGTGTACCCATGTCTTCAAACTCTTCTGGGGTGTAGTGTTTGTAGTGAAACTCATTGACCGGAGGTAACTGGTGAGGTCTCACTCGTTCGTTCGGTGATGAGCAGATAAATAAATTTGTTTTCTCTCCGGCTAAATCAAAAACACTCTGGGCAAGGTCAGGGGGTATATGCTCAATGAACTCAAAAGATACAACTGCATCATAGCTTGCCGGCAGTCGATCAGGTTTTAGCTGTGTAAAATCTTCGACAATATAATTAACTCTCGGGGCTTTTTTAGCAAAAGCTTCAAGATATACTCCGTGAGCTACAGGTGATTTGTCAATACAGTCGATACCACAACTTAACATGTTGTGCATAATAAAAGAACCATAACCGATCCCGCAGCCAATATCTAAAACATCACTAGGTTTGAGAATAGTTTCTTTTATTTTCTTGCAGGCAAAGTTATATCGTTCCAAGTGATCCGGCCGAATGTTGTTAGGATCCATAATACGTTCTACCATTTAGTATTCCTCTTCTATTTCTTTTATGCTTTTCTTGCTTACTATTATCGGTGTTGTATCCCCAATCCAGGCACCTATGACATTATAGTCAATATACTCTTCAGCTTCTTCGTAGGACATATCATCTCTTGTAACAAGAACTTTTACCATCTTATCATAATCATATACAATCATTGAGTCGGTGTTATTCCGTTCTCCGACACCAATTATTGCATTATCAAAACCATCCCACTTAAGCATTAATCAACTTTCATTTTTGTTGTCCAATATCTATCAAGTATATAATACCAACATCCATTAGTACATGGTTCTACTAAAGCAACTAACCCAGCTTCAAACAATGAAGCACCAGTCAACCAGTAGACAACATTCATAGCTATAATGATATGACCACATGTATAGATACAAGTTCGTCCAATACTTGTATTTATCATGTTACAACTTTCATAATACACCCTTGTTTCCATGAACGGGCTAACGGAACAACCTCACGATTGTAATGTTCACACCATTCAACCAAAGCTTTCCACTCTCCCTCCTCCCATTTAGGGTAAGGAGAGATTGGTGAGGGCAAAAGATCATCAAATCGTATTAATGTACCGGCTACTATCTGGTCATTAAGTAGTTCAAGGATAGTTTTTGTAGATTTATAGAGATCACAATCAATATTCATAAATGATATGTGTCGTTTGTGGTCTTCTTTCCACACCGGGATGGTTTGTTCGAACCAACCTTCGTGTAAAACTACGTTTGGCACTACTTTAGGCAGCTCTGATACAGCAAAATGTCCTTTTTCTACGACTTTGTGTCCCATAAACCACTGTTCTGGCAGTCCTTCAAAGCTATCAAAGCCATGAAATGTAACTTTTTTGTTTAAACTAGCTAAATAATTTATAGATTGTCCTTTATAGACTCCAAATTCTACGTAATGTCCCTTTGGATTAATAATATTTTGCATACAAAACTGATATTCCATCAAACGATGGTCTAGCAGAACCATAGGGGTGTATAAAAATTCTTCAGGTTTCATAAATATGCAGCCATTCTAATTTAAAACTTGTTATTCGTCAATAAATAACTTATAGTTTATAGAGTTTAGGTAGCTACCCCTTTCCAGTGATACATTGGCTACCTAAACTATTACAGGTATACTAATAATAGTGGTAGGAGTAAAACACTATGACAAAAAACGGGAAGAATCCACGACCACATATACTGTATGGTCGTATGAAGAACCAAGAGCTGATAAATTTAATTAAAGAAACAGCTGCGACATACAAAACGAAGCAAGGAGGACGTATCTATGAGATGAAACAAGAACTTGAACGTCGTCGTATGTTAACCCTAAAAAGAAAAAACCCCGAAGAGTACGAGAGGAGAAAAGAAGAGATGCTAGAACGACCAGCCAAACACAAAATGTTTGCTAAATCCACACTACCCCGAGGTATGACCCCAATGCAGGAAAAATTCTGTATGGAATACGCAGCTACCGGTGATGAACTCAATGCCTACAAGGTTGCTGGGTATAAAGAAGATGACACCAACGGACTAACCCGTCGACGTGCCCGCCAGCTACTTAATAATAAAAAAGTACAGGCTCGTATTGAGGAATATCAAGAACAAGCTTTGAAACGTATTAGCTGGACAAAAGAAAAAGTCCTGGAAAAGATGCATGAAGTATATCAGAACTCAATAACTGAGGGAGATCATACAAATGCAAACAGAGCTTTGGAAAATATTGGGAAACATTTAGGTATGTTTGTTGATGTTTCTAAAATTGAACAGAATATTACAACATCGGAATTATTAACGAACGATACCGACAAAGACATAGAACGTCTGGCGGATGTTGTAGGACTAAAGATTGTAAAAGGTGGAAAACCAGACAACCCTGATAAATGAGTTAGCTTCTGACGAGACAACTAAAAAAAAGCTTCTTCAGAAACTAGCCGCACAATCTCTTGTAAAGAGTAAAGATAACTTTTTAGCTTTTGTAAAAACATTTGCTCCAAAGTTAATAGCTGATTTCAAGATGGGTAGACATATCGAAGTTATTAGTGAAAAATTACAAAAGGTTGAAGAAGGAGAACTCAAACGTCTCATGGTATTCTTACCGCCTCGTAGTTCTAAATCTGTTATCTGCTCAAAATTATTTCCGGCCTGGTACCTAGGCAGACATCCTCAACATGAAATATTATCGGTGTCTCACTCTGATACCTTAGCCTCAGATTTTGGACGTTCCGTCAGGGATCTGGTAGGTTCGGGTTTATATCAAAATGTATTTAGAGGAGTGAAGCTAAGATCGGACGTACGAGCTGCCGGAAAGTGGCAGACAAACCAAAATGGTGTGTATGTGGCTGCCGGTGTACGAACACAGATAGCTGGTCGTGGTGCACACGTAGCTCTCCTAGATGATGTAATGTCAGAAGAAGATGCCTTTAGTGAAACAGGTAGACGGTATATAAAAGAATGGTATCCTGCTGGTTTACGAACAAGACTTATGCCGAATGGTTCTATAGTTATTATCAATACACGATATCATGAGGATGATATTTGTGGATGGTTATTGGCTTGTGAAAGTGATGCTAAAGGAGACGGGGCTTCGACTATACCATGGGATGTTTTACGGATACCGGCATGGGTTGATGAGAGCAGTAGCCGATTACTAGATATACCGGTAGGTGAATCATACTTTCCCGAATGGAAACCAAAAGAAATTTTAAAGAATGATGAGATGGAGATACGACGACACAACGGCTCACGATATTGGGAATCGTTGTACATGCAAAATCCTGTGCCCGATGAGGGTGGTATATTTAAAAAGAGCTGGTTCAACATTTGGAAAGAAGAAGATCCACCTCATTGTGACTTTATTATACAAACCATGGATACAGCTTTTTCAACTCGAACAACGGCTGACTATAGTGTAATTCAAACGTGGGGTATATTTACTCAAACTGAAAAAGATAGTTCAGGTAAAGAGTATGAAGTAGGACATTTAATTTTATTAGGCAACATTAGAGATCGATTAGAGTATCCAGAATTAAGAAGCACAGCTCAAGACAGTTTTGAACAACACCAACCAGACTTAATTGTAATTGAAAAGAAAGCTAGTGGACAATCTCTGATACAAGATTTACGACGAGCAGGATTACCCATACTTGAATACACACCAGATAGAGATAAAGTTTCAAGAGCTTATGCTGCATCACCTTTACTTGAAGCTGGTCGAGTGTGGCTACCGAATAAGACGTGGGCACAAACTATGTTTGATGAGGCCGTATCTTTTCCTAATGCAGCTCATGACGATCAGGTTGACTCAATGGTCATGGCTGTGCTATACCTTAAAGAATCATGGCACTTGCAACATCCATACGATCCGAACTATAATAGTGAAGACGAGAATATTTATAAAAAGAATAAAGCAACGTACTGGAACATAGATAACATTTAGAGAGTAATAATGGCAGTAGAAAAAAATCCCTTTGAAAAAATAGAAAAAGTAAACACCGACGTAAAAGAAATGACTCAGGGTCTTCCCGGTGTTGATGTTAACGTAGACCCCGAACAAGAAGAAGATGTAGCCGTTGATGTTGATCCAAACACAGGAGAAGTATCTGTTGATCTTAACGAAAATGCAGGTACAGTTTTAGCATCAATAAAAGATTTTTATGGCAACCTTGCCGAATACATGGACGAAGAAGAGTTAACAGACTTATCAACAACTGTCCTCGATAATTTTAAGGCTGATGAAGAATCAAGACAAGAATGGGAACAAACATTTGAACGTGGCTTCGATTTACTCGGATTAAAACTCCAAGAAACAACAGAACCATTTGAGGGAGCTTGTACAGCCACACATCCGTTAATTATTGAGAATGCGGTTAAGTTTCAATCAAAAGCTGCTCAAGAATTATTTCCTAGTAAAGGTCCGGTAAAAACACAGATACTCGGTGACTTGACCCCGGTAAAAGAACAACAAGCTAAACGTGTAAAAGACTACATGAACTATCAGCTTACGGAAGAAATGCCAGAATATTTTGATGAAACAGAAAGATTATTATTTCATTTACCGTTGATTGGTACAGCTATTAAAAAAGTTTATTACGATGAAACATTAGGACGACCAATATCAGAGTTTATTCCGATTGATCAGTTTCACGTATCAAATTTAGTGCCAGATCTTCGTAGAGCCGATCGATACACTCACGTTATTTACAGATCATCAAACGATTTAAAAAAAGATATGAATGCAGGAATGTATAGAGACGTTGAAGTTGGTGAGCCGGAACAAGAAGAAAGAGGCATGATTACAGCTAAAGCTGAACAGGTTATGGGCTTATCAGCTTATGATGAACAACCATACGATACAACACACGTCTTACTAGAACAACACTTATATTTAAATTTACCCGAACCGTTTAATAGTCCGGGCGGCGAAGCTTGGCCGTACATTGTTACAGTTGATAAATCCAGTAAAAAAATTCTGAGTATTCGTCGTAACTGGAACGATGGTGATCCTCGTTATATAAAACGTGAACACTTTGTTAGTTATAAATTTGTACCGGGTTTTGGTTTCTACGGATTAGGACTAATACATTTCTTAGGTAATCTTACAATGTCAGCTACGGCGGCAATGAGAGCTTTGATTGATGCTGGCCAGTTTGCAAACTTACCGGGAGGATTTAAAGCTAGAGGGGTTCGTGTAGTAGGAGATAACTCACCAATAATGCCCGGAGAATTTCGGGACGTTGAATCAACAGGTATAGATCTAAACAAGTCGATAGTCCCCTTACCTTATAAAGAACCATCACAAGTTCTGTATCAAATGCTCGGATTTTTAGCAACAGCTGGCCAGAAGTTTGCTGACACGACAGAACAGGTTGTGTCTGATGCAACGAACTACGGTCCGGTTGGCACGACATTAGCACTATTAGAAGCATCAGGTAAGTTCTTTTCAGCAATTCACAAACGACTCCACAAGTCTCAACGAGACGAGTTTAAAATATTAGCTCGTATTAATTTCGAGTTTTTACCTTCTAATTATCCCTATGATGTAGTCGGAGGTCAAGCACAAATTAAAAAACAAGATTTTGATGGACGAGTAGATATTCTTCCGGTATCGGATCCAAACATACCATCAAGTGCTCACAGATTAGCTCAGTCACAATTAATTTTTCAAATGGCATCACAGGCAACTCCGGGCACCTTCAATATGAAAGAAGTGTATAAAGCTGTATTAACATCAGCTAATGTAGACAATCCTGAAAAATTTATCATTGAAAAACCACCAGCCCAACCACAAGACCCGATAGCTGATATCATGATGACAACACAAGGTAAACCAATAAAAGCTTTCCCGGGTCAAGATCATGATGCTCACATACAGGTGAAGTCGGCTTACGTGCAAGACCCACTTAACGGAGCTAATCCAGTTATGAAACAAGTGACTCCGGTTTTATTAGCTAATATTAGAGAACACATGGTTCTAAGATTCCAAGAACAAATGGGTGGACTTATGAAAGCTCAAGAGGGTCAGGTAGATCAAGGAGCTACAATGGGTATGATTATGTCTGAGTCAGCTAAACAAATTCTTGAAGCTAATAAATTAAAAGCACAAGGTGGGTTAGATAGTATTGAACAACAAAATCTTAATTTACAAAAACAACAACTTGAATTAGACAAAGTTCAAAAAGGAATAGATGCTCAAAAGACAGCAGCTGAGTTAAACTTTAAAGATAGAGAACTTGACCTTAAATCTAAAGAGGTTGACATTGATGCGATGGTTGAAGCTGCTAAAATAGAAGATGCTAAGAAGAAAAATAACGATCAGCTAACATCTAAAGTTGTTATGGATTTACTTAAATTAGTTGGGCAACAGAATACAAAACAACCACCAATAAATTTAGCACCCGGAGGACCAGCCATTCCAACAGCTGATCCAGGAACGCAAGCAGCCCAAGCTATGATGTTGGCTGCTGATGCAGTGGGTGGAGGCGGTCCTATGGCTGACGTTGCACCACCTATGGACAAACCAAGAGATACGGGTTCTCCCATGCCTGCCCCAACCCCTACTGAACCACCGGCTCCTGAGATGAGTGATGAACAGTTGTCAAAAGAAGTTTTTGGTGATATACCTGAAACTGTAGGAGAGGGAACAACAACAGAAGGAGTAGAGGTACCAGAAGTTATGACAAGTAATTTTATTATTGATGAAGCTCTTAACAGACTTCAAATACAAGACAGAGATAAAGCAAAAGCTAACTTAGATGTGTTTACAGAAATTGTAGCTGAGATGGAAAGTGATAAAAATCCACAAGCTAAAAATCCGAAAAGCACAGCCGCAGGATTGTTTCAATATACAAAACCATCACTCGTAACGGCTAAACAACGATACAAAAACATAGCTGACAGGGTTGGTATAGAAGACATACCGGATTCTATAGAAAAAGCTAAAGATGCACGTGAACTATCTGAAGAGGATCAAACAGTTTTATTCTTAGCTGATACATTTGAAAAACCGGGTAGTGATAAATATATGAAAGCTATATTAGAAGCTGATGACTACGAAACTTTAACAGCAGCTACTCAACAACTTTACAATGAACTCCACCACACTGATGCAAAAAAACAAGAAAATGAAAGATTTGCAAAAGTAGCTATGAGAGTTGGTGGTAGAGTTAAAATGACCTAATGGATTATATTACAAACCACGGTGTGGAACTTCCTGATCCTGCCGTTTGTTTTGATGACGAAGGTTACGAACCCAGTAATAATGATATACCTCAAACATACGAGGTATTATCACGAGCTATACGAGAGTTAGATATAAACTCATTTTCTTTAGGTATTAATAGTCTTTACTCTAGTGTTAAGCCTACGGTTACCGTTCAGAACCAACTTAAATCTGCCTTAGTTGGTTTTACATTACGACAACAATCTAACAATATATCGTATGGTGGACCCAAACAATTTAAAGAGCTTGGCTATTACGACACTATTATTGATACTGATTCGTTACTTGCGTGTCTCGAAAAAGATATTGTTGAATTAAAATCATTAGAACCTATTAGAAATACACGGATGCAAGATAGAATGCTAACCATACCGTTAAATCATAAAGCTTTTGATATTCTAAATGATATCTATAGTAAATTAAAACTATTACCCAAACCGTATTCAATTACCAACATTAATTTACATGTAAGTGATAAAGACGATACCTTTAATGAATATTTTCAAAACGATCAAAAGCATAAACCTAAGAATAATTTGTATACATTACATATAGATCCGAAGTATAATTATATTAAGACAATTATATATCTTAACACCGTTCAACGAGGTAACGGTCCTTTTGCTTATATACCGGAAAGCCACAGATGGAAGTTTGATGATGTTGAAATGTTATTCTGTAAAAGTAATCAGTTAGTTAATACATTATCAACTGTAGAACAAAGAAAAATAAATGCCGGTCTTCCGTTATGGGCACGAAAAAATTCATATTTCTCAAGACAGTTTAAAAACAACACTCCTTTGTCAAAACATTTATATAAAAATTTAAAACACTTTACATCTGATAAAAGTAATTTTATATTGTTTGAACCGAACTTTGGTTGGCATAGAGGAACACACGTGCAAACTGGAGAACGTATCGCACTACAAATAATTATGAAACCAAATGACAGTTAATCCTTATCTTTCAAAAGAAGTATTACAACGACGAGTGTTTAATCCATACTATTACGACTTACATGTCAAAGAATTTTTAGTTGGAAAGACAAGACAATATATAGATCCTAAGGGGGTCGTCCTCGATGTCGGAGCTGGTGTGGGTCAGTATACTAGGTGGTTTACAAAACATGCCGACCATGTTAAGGGGTATGAAGCTGTTCCTGAAGTCTACGAACAACTATGTAAAGTTCAAAGTGATTATCTTAATTTCTCACCTTTTAATTTAGCTGTTGGTGATAAACCAGGTAAAGAAAGATTTTATGTTGATAACAAACGATTATCTAATTCATCATTTCAAGATTTAGTTGATGGTTATCCTATTGATGTTGAGGTTATAACCTTAGATGAGCATTGTCGATCGGCTAATAATATTTGTTTTATAAAAATAGATACTGAAGGTACAGAACTCGATGTGCTAAATGGTGCACAAAAAATTATTGATAAACATAAACCTCACATGATGATAGAGATTTATGATAAGTTTAATAAATATCCAGTGGACACAACTTTTAAATTTTGTTTTGATAGAGGATACTCTTGTCTTTATAATCACAGAGGTCAAGGATTAAAACCAATAAATGACATTGAGCATGGTGTAAAAGTAGCTATGACAATGCCAGAAATAACTGATGGAGATTTTTTGTTTTTACATGGCAGTAGAACTTAAAAATAGTATGTTTATACACGTCCCTAAAACTGGGGGACGATGGGTAAAACAGATGTTGTTTAATTATGTAGAGGGAGCTAAAGCTGTCGGTGATGCTGTATATGATTCACATAATACACCGATGACTCATAAACAAACCTTTGCCTTTCTTAGACATCCGATGACATTTGTACATAGTTTGTTTCATCATCGTGCACGAAAAAAGTCAAACACCAGAGGCCATCAGTGGAACTGGCAAAACGATTTAAGACTAGAACGAGAGTGTCAAGCTGAAGAGTATGAAGCATTCCTTACTAAAATAGTCGGGAATAAAAATGTTGTTAAAGATTATTATGATCATTATACAACTAATCATTATCCTGATATTAAGTTTGGGTATATGGAAACACTATGTAATGATTTGATTATTATGATTGATGCTTTAGGTGAGAAGTTTGATGAACCATCTATTTATATGCATGGTAAATTAATTGTTGGTGGTCGAGATGCTAGTGGTCCTATAACTGTACAAGAGGCAATGATTAAACAAGAATATCTTGATGCCATGTATGAATCTGAAAAAGAATTATTTGAAAGACATGATGTATGGATGCCGTAGCTAATTACCTTACAGAAAAACTTACGACGACAAAAAACAATCTAGCTGAAGCAATTTCAACTGGGTCATCTGAAAATTATTCTGACTATAAATATCAAGTCGGTATCATTGAAGGCTTGACGATTGCTCTTGAAGAAATTAAATTAGCAGAGAAAAACTTATATAGTGAAGGAGTAGAAGAAGAATGAAAGCAGCAGGAGTAGCAACAACAATTGCAGGTAATGATGATTGGATTACAGACAAAGAGTCAGCTGATCCAAAAGTATTACCACATTTACCGGGTTATCATATTTTGATTAGACCTGTAGCAATTAGAGAAAAGACAAAAGGGGGTATCTTGCTTCCTGATAAGTTTAAAGACGATGCTAAATACTTAACCACCCTTGGTCGTGTATTAAAAGTTGGTGAGTTGGCTTATGCTGATCACAATAAATTTAAAGGACGAGCATGGTGTAAACCTGGTGACTAT